AAACGAAACAGATGCTGGTTGGTTAGCCATTCAAGGTGCTAACACGTATGGTAACGATAAGCTTACCCTCAAGGACCGTATACAATGGGCTCAGGACTTCGCTGAGACGGCGATAGCAATCCACGAGAGTCCTACTACCAATCTTCAGTGGATGGACGCTGACGAGCCCTTCCAGTTCCTTGCTTGGTGCAATGAGTGGGGGCAGTATAAAAAGACAGGTAAACTAATAAGTCACCTCCCCGTAAACTTGGACGCCAGCAACAACGGTCTCCAAATTCTCTCTATGCTGATGCGGGACGAATATGGTGCAAGGGCTACCAATGTAATGGTAGATAGTGTGCCACAGGATATTTATAGAGTTGTCTCTGACCTAGTCAGTGAGAAGCTAGAGGCAGACAAAGCAAACAATCACCCCTACGCAGATAAGTGGATACAATTCGGTATCGACCGTAAGCTTGCTAAGCGACCGACAATGGTGTGGCCTTATGGCGGCACGTTTTACAGTTGTCGGGATTACGTCGATGAATGGTATCAAGACACGATGCGTAAAACCAGACGCGCCAACCCGTTCACAGAAGATGAACGCTATAAAGTCACTGGTTACCTCAGTAAGCTGACGTGGTCTTCAATCAATGAAGTCCTCGAAAAGCCCAAGGACTGCATGAATTGGCTACAGTCCTGTGCGAAAGCACTAGCAGAACACGGGGAGCCTGTAAGTTGGACTTCTCCTTCAGGCTTCCCTGTTCTCCAATCTTACAAGAAAACAACAGCACAGAATGTTCGCACCAGCATCAACGGTTCAGGGACACACATCAAGTGGTACAAAGATACGGATGACATCTCTCCTCGCCGTCAGAAGCAGGGTATCAGTCCTAACTTTGTCCATAGCCTTGATGCAGCGTGTCTCACCAAGACAGTAGTCGAGTGTAACAAGCAGGGTATCTATGACTTTGCAATGATTCACGACAGCTACGGAACCCACGCTGCCAACTGTGATAAGCTCAGCCGTATTCTCAGAGAACAATATTATTCTGTTTTTAAGGTTGACCAACTTGAAATCCTACGACACAACTTAAAGGAGAGTCATCCTGACATCGAATTTCCAGACACACCCGAATACGGCAACGCTAACCTTAGTGAGGTTCTCGAAAGCCCATATTTCTTCTCCTAACCGAGAGCTAACAAAACCAAAAACATAAAGATAAAATAATGAGTAAAATACTGACAACACCTAAAGGTACAGCAGTGTACCCACGTATCGACACACCTGATACAAAGTTCAACGAAGACGGCGTCTACTCGTGCAAACTGCACGTAGATGAGGCATCGTTTAATGCGTTCACAAAACAAGTGACGGAAATCGTTGAGCGAGAGTATGATGCAGAGTGCCGAGTAAAAGGAAAGAAGCTAAAGAAGTCTTCTTCCAATCCTATTCGTATCACTCCTGATGGTGACTTCGAAATCTATGCCAAACAAGTGGCACAACGGCAGACCAAAAAAGGTTTGCTTACCTTCACCATTCCAGTCTTTGACTCGAAAGGTTCGAAGCTCTCAACGTCCCCTGCTATTGGCAGTGGTTCCACACTAAAACTAAGCGTCGAGGTTTATACTTGGTACACTGATTTGCAGGGGTTTGGATATACCCTGCGTCTGAAGGCTGTACAACTCCTTGAACTAATCGAATACAACAACGGTACTAGCTCGTCCTTTGGCTTCTCGGCTGAAGAAACTGGCTTCATTAATGATGGCGAATCCTTGGATACAGCGTTCCAAGAAGAGGAAACCCCGCAACCAGCGGGTATCAGCTTCTAACCCCTATCGCTCCCGTTTCGAAGAAAGACTCGCTCTCACCCTGAAAGGGGTGGGGGCTCCCTTCGACTACGAAACGTTAAAGCTAAAATACACACTCTCGTGTGTCTATACCCCTGACTTCATCCTCCCCAACGGAGTGATTATTGAAGCCAAGGGTTATTGGCTACCATCCGACCGCACCAAACATTTACGGGTGCGAGAATGCAACCCAGAGATGGATATAAGATTTTGCTTTCAGAACGCACACAACACACTAAACAAGAAGAGCAAGACCACATACGGAGACTGGTGCGACAAGCACGGCTTCCTGTGGGCTCACAAAACAATACCAAAAGAATGGATAACTTAACACCCGCACAAACACACCAACCTTGCCCAGACTGCGACAGCACAGACGCACTTACTATCAACACCGACGGAAGCACCAAGTGCTACTCCTGTGGTGTATTCAACCCAAAGGGAGGCGGCTCTAATACAGCCCCTCCCTCACCTCGTGTACCAGTAGGCTTCGTCTCTGGACAAGTATCAGACATCCCTGCACGAGGATTAACCAACGCCATCTGTAAGAAGTATGGTTACCACATTGCGTCCGTTAACGGTGAGCCATGCCACGTTGCAAACTACCGTAACTTAGAGGGTGAATTAGTCGCCCAGAAACTACGCTTCCAAGACAAACGTTTCTCCTGCAAGGGTAAACCTTCAACATTCTTTGGACAACACCTGTGGCCTAATGGTGGTCGCAAGGTAGTCATCACCGAGGGAGAAGTAGACTGTCTTTCTGTGGCTATGGTGAACGGTGAAGGTAAATGGCCTACGGTTTCTCTACCCACGGGAGCACAGTCAGCTAAGACAATCTTCAAGAACCAATTTGAATGGCTGGACTCCTTTGACGAGGTTGTCCTTATGTTCGATGAGGACGAGCAAGGACGCAAAGCTGCTGAAGAAGTCTGTCACCTACTGCCAGCGGGTAAGACTAAGATTGCTCGTCTTCCTATGAAAGACCCTAATGAAATGCTTATGGCTAAGCGTGGGTCTGAGATTGTTAGTGCTATGTGGGATGCTAAGCCTTGGAAGCCTGACGACATCGTAGACGGGAGTGACCTCTATGAACGCCTCACCACGCCTAAGAACTTCACAGCAATTGACTACCCCTTCGCAGGACTCAACCGTCTTACCCACGGTATCCGCAAAGGAGAGATTGTTACGTTCTGTGCTGGGTCTGGTATTGGTAAGAGTCACGTCTGTAAGGTTATTGCCCACGACATCCTAAAGAACTCTGACCACAGGGTTGGCTATGTTGCACTTGAGGAGTCCCTTGAGCGTACAGCCAACTCAATCATTGGTCTGGAGATGGGAGAGCTTCTACACCTTGACCCTAACTTTACTCCAACCGAGCCCTACAACACAGCCTTTAAAGCTACTGTTGGGTCTGGACGTTGCTTTCTATATGACCACTGGGGCTCGCTAGACAGCGACAACCTCATTTCTCACATCCGTTATATGACTAAGGTCTTAGACGTGGATTACCTCGTACTCGACCACCTTAGTATTGTGGTGTCTGGTATGGGTGACGGTGACGAACGTCGTATGATTGACAACACTATGACCAAGCTACGTGCGCTCGTCGAGGAGACTAAGCTAGGGCTTATCCTTGTGAGCCACCTCAAGCGTCCAGAAGGAAAGGGACACGAAGAGGGTGCATCTACTTCCCTAGCTCAACTCCGTGGCTCTGCTGGCATCGCTCAGCTCTCCGATATGGTCATTGGCTTGGAACGAAATCAACAAGACACAGAAGACCGTAACAAGACGGTACTCCGTGTGTTGAAGAATAGATTCTCTGGAGAAACAGGCATTGCTAGTGCTCTGAATTACAACCCCCAAACGGGCTCAATGTCCGAAGAACATTATACCGAGAACCCCTTCTAATATATGAAATACTGCTCGAACTTCCGACACGACCTTGAACTAGGACAAATAGCTGAGAAAGAGATTGGCGAGATGCTATCTGAGAAAAAGATAGAAATCAAAAAAGATATGCTTGCCAAGAAGACGGGCAATGTATTTGTTGAGTATATGTCCAGAGGTAAAGTCTCTGGCGTAGACCGTTCCGAAGCGGATTATTACTGCTTCGTTGTTGAATCCCTCATCATCTTCATTCCGCTTGCAGAACTTAAAGAAATCATTGAGCCCTTCAAGAAAACCAAGCGGGATGTGAGAGGCGGAGACAACAACACCTCACGGGGTATTCTACTTCCCTTAACCACACTTATACCAAGCACACAAAAATGAACAAAATAGCATTCTTTGATATTGAGACTAATGGCATCACCGATTGGACTAACCTGTCCGACCTTGAGGTGGTACACTGTCTTGCTATCTACAGCGAAGGCGTAGCTAAGGTTTACTCTGGAGACACTCTTCAGGATGGGCTCAAAGCTCTAGCTTCCTTTGACGCCATTGTGGGTCATAACTCCATTGGCTTTGACTACCCTGCCTTACGCAAGTTGTATGGCTTCCAGCATCCGACCGTGTGGGACACTGCTGTAATGGCACGTTGTATCAGTCCAGACGTTCGCAACCAAGACCTCCTACGTGAAGGCTTTGAGAAAACATTGATTGGTTCCCACAGCCTTAAAGCTTGGGGACATCGTATTGGTGTACTCAAAGACACCCACGGTGAGACAGAGGACTGGTCAACCTTCACGCCCGCAATGGCGGAATACTGCAAACAGGATACCGTTGTGACTGCTCGTATCTATGATTATCTGATGGCTAAGAATCCTGATGCACGTATGCTTAACCTTGAGCATCGCTTTGCCACTATCATCAGACAGCAAGAAAGCAACGGCTTCCCTTTTGACCTAGAGGTAGCTGAGAAGCTCACCTCTGACCTTATGGTTCGCCGCGCTCAGATTGCTGAGGAGGTTTCCGAGGTCTTTGGTCCTTCTATAGTTGAGATGAAAAGTCACTGGTGGATAGCTCCCAACGGTGACCAAGCAAAGACTAAGAAGGAGCTGGTTACTGCTGGTTGGAAGGCTAAGGAAATTATCAAGGGACCAAATCGTACCAAGGAGATTCCATTCAACCCAAACAGCCGTGACCAAATCTGTGAACGCCTGATGGCACAAGGATGGAAGCCAGCAGCATTTGAAGGTAAGCGTCCTAAGATTGATGAGCCTGTACTTAAAAGTATTGGTACTCCGTCAGCTCTGAAGCTTCTTGAGTATCTGTTGGTATCCAAGCGTCTTGGTCAAGTGGCTGAGGGTAAACAAGCTTGGCTCAAACTAGAGCGCAACGGTCGTATCTACGGCAGGGTAAATACCAACGGTGCTGTCAGCGGACGTTGTACGCACTCAAACCCGAACGTGGCTCAGACTCCTGCTGGACGTGCGCCTTATGGTAA